CACAACAGGTGTTTCTAATGTAGCAGTTGGAAAAGATGCTTTAGCATTAAATACAACAGCAAATAACAACACAGCAGTTGGAAAAGGTGCATTAGATGCTAACACAACAGGTGCTTCTCTTGTAGCAATGGGTAGCAACGCTTTAGGAGCGAATACAACAGCTGCTGATAATACAGCAATAGGTGCTTTTTCTTTAGATTCAAACACAACAGGTTCTGCAAACACAGCAGTTGGCAGAAGTGCATTAGATGCTAACACATCAGGTGCGGACAACGTAGCAGTAGGTAAAGGAGCTTTAACAGCTAACACAACAGGTCCAGAAAACGTAGCGGTAGGTTCTGGTGCTTTAATAGCGAATACAACAGGAGCTAATAATATTGGTATTGGTGATAGAGCTATATGTACTAACACAACAGGTGCTTGTAATGTATCTGTGGGATATAAGGCTTTAGCAGCTAACACAACAGCAGCTCAAAATGTAGCAGTTGGTTCTTGTGCTTTGTTAGCAAACACAACAGGTGGAAATAATACAGCAGTAGGTAATAAATCCTTAGTAGCTAACACTACAGCAGCTAATAATACAGCAGTTGGACATGATAGTATGGTAACAAATACTACAGGTCACTCTAATACAGCTGTGGGTCAAGCAGCTTTAGTAGCACTTACAGAAGGCATAGGACACGTAGCAATTGGTAGAGATGCTGGATCTACTTTAACATCAGCTGAAAATAATGTAGCTGTAGGTTTTTGTTCATTAAAAAAAACTACTACTGGTTCTCAACATGTTGCTGTCGGTATGTCTGCTTTAGCTTGTAACACAACAGGTGATTGTAGTACAGCAATTGGTAGAAGTGCTTTGGCTGCTAACACAACAGCAAGTCATAATACAGCAGTTGGTAAAGATGCTGGAGCAGGAGTAACAACAGCTAGTCAAGTAACTATAATAGGAAGAGCAGCAGCACAAGGCTTAACCACGGGTGGTGGAAGTGTTATTATTGGTGACAGTTCAGCGGCAGCATTACGAACAGGTGGTAATAATGTTATTATTGGAGTTTCTGTAAATACAGATGCTGCTGATACTACACAAGCAATCGCATTAGGACAAGGAATTAGTGTAGCATCAAATAATTTTAGTTTTGGTAAAGCAAGTAATGTTGTAACAAATGATTTTGATGCTGATGCGGATTGGTCAAGAAGTTCCGATATACGACTTAAAAGAAATATCGAAAGTACAACATTAGGATTAGATTTTATTAATGATTTAAAACCTGTTAAGTTTCAATGGAAACCTTCTTATGAAATTCCAAAAGAAATGACATCAGAATATAATGAAAAAAATCAGAAAAATTTAGATCATGTATCTCATGGATTTATTGCACAAGAAGTTAAAGAGGCTATTGATAAGCATGGAGATACAACTTTTGGTGGATGGCATATAGATGAAGTAGATAATGAAACACAGAGAGTTAAAAAGAATATGTTTATTATGCCTCTAATTAAAGCAATACAGGAATTAACAGCAAGAATAAAAGATTTAGAAGATAAGTAACAACAAAAGAAAGAAGAGAATGTTAAATACATATGTCGTAGAAGGCGGAGTAGGTAAATGTGCTACGTTTAGTGCATTGATACCTAAGTTAAAAGAGAAAGCAGATGTGCAAATATACACACCTTACATAGGTTGTTTTGCCAGTAACCCAGATGTTAAATTAGTTTTAGAACAAACTTTACATTTAACAGATCCAAGGATCATGGCATCAGATAATATATTTTACTGTGAGCCTTACAAATCCAATTTTCAATTTGGTAAACATCATATTATTGAAAGTTATTGTCAACATCATGATGTTGACTATACGCCGTCTATGGTCCCTAAATTATATACAGACCATCATAAAGATAGTGTTAAAGAATGGTTAACTAAGAATGAAATTGGTAAATATATAATGATTCAATTTTCTGGTGGACAACCTCAAGCTAATTTTAATGCTAACAACCAATACACAAACATAAATCCGAATAGAAACTATCAACCATACCTTGCGCAACAAGTAGTTAATATGTTGAGAGAAGAATATAAAGATACAACAATTATTGATTGTACTTTACCTAATGAGCCTGGTTACAGTGATACTATTAAGTGTGATTTACATTGGACACAGTTACATGAAATGCTGAAAGACGCAGAAGGGTTTGTGGCTATAGATAGTTGCCTACAACACTTTTCTCCATCAGCAAATAAAGCTGGAGTTGTAGTTTGGGGTAGTACACGTTGGATACAATTTGGCTATTCACACAACAAAAACATGCAATTTCATATGGGAAATAAATGGAATGAAGTTAAATATAATGATAGTGACCCAAGAAATAATATGGTAGAACCTAAGTTAATCATTGATAATTTTAAAAAACTTGATAAAAATAAACCAGTTGCATGTGCAACAGAATAAGGAGATAAAATGGCGAATAAAACAGCAGAAGTAATAGCAGCAGATTTTGTAGCAATGGGACACAGCGTGGCTGTAATCACAGATGTAATTGCTGGAGATCAAATGGCAGACGCAACAGCAGCTGACAAACAAAGTGCAGTTGATAGAAATGTTGAACACTTAGTGCTAAAAAAAGCAGAGAAAAAAATTGAAGATGCTACTGCTTCTATTTGGACTAACGAAAGTTTTACTGCAATTGATGCAGCTATATCAGCAGGTAATAATTACACGGCGTAAATGCCATGTTACAAAAAGTAAATTTTCAACCAGGATTTAATAAACAGGTCACAGCAACTGGAGGCGAGAGTCAATGGATTGAGGGTGACAATGTTAGGTTTAGATATGGACTTCCTGAAAAAATAGGTGGCTGGGCTCAATTAGGTTCGGTAGATATTACAGGTCGTAACACAGCAATACACCATTTTATAAATTCTTCTGGAATTAAATATGCTATTTTAGGAGGCAATAGAATTCTATACGCATATTCAGGGGGTATTTTTTATGATATTCACCCAATAAAAACTACAACAACATTAACAAATTCTTTTACTACAACTAACGGAAAATCAATTGTTACAATAACTTTTGCTTCTGCGCACAATATAAATGCAGGAGATATTATATTATTAGATAGTTTTACATCTATAACTGGTTCTAATTATAATTCACAAAATTTTGATTTAAATAAATTTCAAGTAAAAAGTATACCCACTGATACAACTTTAACTATTGATGTTGATGTAAACGAAACGGGTAGTGGTGCTACAACATCTGGTGGTATTAGAGTACAACATTATTACCCAGTAGGTCCCGCTCAAGAAGTTGCCTCAACAGGTTGGGGTCTTGGATCATGGGGTGGTGTACAACAAGGACAATTCACATCTACGTTATCATCATCAATTAATACAAGTGTTACAAGTTTAACTATGGCAAGTTCATCAGCATTTGCATCATCTGGTACTGTATTGATTGGAACAGAATTAATTACTTACACATCAAATAGCAGTAATACGTTATCTGGATTAACGAGAGGGGCAAAAGGAACAACAGCTGCATCACATTCTAGTGGAGCAACTGTAACAGATGCTTCTAATTATGTTGGATGGAACGCTGCTGCGTCTGGAGACGTTATAACTGATCCAGGTATTTGGTCTTTAGACAATTTTGGTAATAAATTAGTTGCAACAATTTTTAATGGAGAAAGTTTTGAGTGGGATTCAGATCCAATTACAGCTAACAGTACAAGAGCAACAATAATAGCTGGTGCTCCAACAGCTTCCAGATTTAGTCTTATATCTACTCCAGATAGACACGTAGTATTTTTTGGAACAGAGACAACAATTGGCACAAAATCAACACAAGACGAAATGTTTATAAGATTCTCGTCTCAAGAAGATATTAACACATACACGCCAACATCAACGAATACTGCTGGTACACAAAGACTATCAGATGGTTCTAGAATTGTTGGAGCAATTAGAGGTCGTGATGCAATTTATGTTTGGACAGATACAGCTTTATTTGTAATGAAATTTGTAGGTCCACCATTTACTTTTTCATTTCAACAAGTAGGTACTAACTGTGGATTAATTGGCAAAAATGCAGCCGTAGAAGTTGATGGTGTTGCATATTGGATGTCAGACAATGGCTTCTTTAGATACTCTGGTAAATTAGAATCACTACCTTGTTTAGTTGAAGATTTTGTTTACGACGATATTAATTTAATACCTAAACAACACATCAACGCTGGATTAAATAATTTGTTTGGTGAGGTGATGTGGTTCTATCCTAACTCTGGTTCAGGTATAGTTAATAAAATGGTTGCTTATAATTATTTAGATTCATCAAGAGAAAGACCCGTATGGACTAGTGGTACATTAGCTAGAACTGCGTGGCGAGATTCTGCTGTGTTTGGTAAACCTCATGCAACAGAATATAATGCAAGTGCTACAACAGCTACTACAGATGTAAACTATGTTTATGGAAACACAGATGGCACTTCAACATATTTTGAACATGAAACAGGTTTGGATCAAATTAAAGAAGGAGCAACAACAGCTATTGCTGCAAGTATTGAATCTGGAGATTTTGATATAGGTAACCAAGGTTTACAAGGAGATGGTGAGTTTGTAATGAAAATAAGAAGATTTGTACCAGATTTTTTATCTCAAACAGGTGATGCAGTGGTCACATTAAATTTAAGAAATTATTCTAATGATTCACAAGCAAGTTCTTCGCTTGGTCCATTTACTATTACATCATCAACAACAAAAGTTGACACTCGTGCAAGAGCAAGAGCTATATCTTTAAAAGTTGCTAATACAAGTACAGGACAGTTTTGGAAACTAGGTACCTTTAGATTAGACATACAACCGGATGGTAGAAGATAATGGCTAGAATTATACAATCATTAACACAACCAAACGATGAGTACGATCCACAGGTACAACAATCATTTGTAAGAGACGTTGAAGGTATTGTAAATAAATTAAACACTACCTATCAACAAGATTTAAAAGACGAATCAGAAGCAGAGGCGGTATTTTTTGGCTAATTCATTTGTAAATAAAAAAGTAGATTTAACTACAACCAATGCTACAACAGTTTATACTGTACCAACAGCTACAACTGCAGTTATAAAATCCATATTAATATCAGAAGACTCTGGTAATGCGGACACTGTAACTGTAACTATTACAGACACAGCTAGCGCTGTATTTAGTGTATTTAAAACAAAAGCAGTTGGAGCAAACGCAACAATAGAATTACTTACAGAACCCCTTGTTTTACAAGAAAGTGAAATACTAAAGGTGACTGCGGCAACAGCCAATAGACTACATGTTATACTATCTTCCTTAGAAATAAAACCAAGAGAAGTTACAACATAGTCTTGATTTATCTATTAAAAACAGATAGTAATATAAACTCAGGTACACTCCCTGCTTTAACCAATAGATAAAAATTATGATATCAAGATCAAATATGCGTAGACAATTACGAGCTAGTGGTGGTATTACAAATGCC